TTCATTGCTGCACCAAGGGCGGCTGTAGGACCAACGAGGGTAATAATTCCCGAGGATGCCGGGGCTGCGGTTGGACCAATCAGTCCCAGTGCAGGTAGAAATAGTTGGAATGCTAATGTGCCAGATGTCAATACTTTTGCTAATAAAAATAGCGCACCCACAATGGTAATGATAACCGGAAGGGAACCACCGAAGTACTCATTAACCGCCTGAAAGCCTTGAAGAAGAGACTTGAGAAGGGCGACTACTGGCTGAAGCTGTAAGGCGAATTCTCGATATAATTGATTCAACTCATCTTGAAGCGTGTTAAAATCTGTAGTTTGTTTTTGAAGATCGATCAATTCAGTTTGAGACATATTTTGCATAGTGTCTCCGAGAGTATCAAACTGCCCTGCCATTACAAGTGCCAATTCACCAACATCTTTTAGTCCCATAGCATTTGCAAGAGTTATCTTTTCATAATATGCCATGTCGTCAAAACTCTTTCCAGCTTCATTTGCGGCATCTGAAAGCATCCTCATCCTGTCAACTGGATTTGTTGCTGAAACCAACTCTAGCGAATTTAAGAATGGCCCCCCAAGAACGGCATTTAATTTTCCAACAGTTTCTGCGGCACCCTCGAAAGTATCAAATTTTTCAGTAATGCTTAAAAGTTGACCGACTTCCATTCCAGCTTCGCGTGCGGCGGCTGCAACATCTTTAAATACTTCGGTTCCCATAGAGCCAAATTTGCTCATATGAGGTGCAGCCTCCTGAAAAGCCCCTGCCATTTCAGCAGGCGGCATACCAATCGCTTGGGCAAAAGTAAACATTTCTCTTGAAGTTGCGGCAGCCGCTTCAGCACTCAAGCCCATAACCGAAGTCATTATTTGAACATTTCCTGCTGTAATATCAGAAGATACACCCATTTTATCCAGCAAAGCTGTAGTTTTCATAAGATCTGTCTGAGCAGATTTTGATACATCACGAAATGATGTGAACTTGGTTGTCAGAGCGGTGGCGGCTGCTCCAACTTCTTCAAGTCCGGCGCCATATCTAAACATCTCGCCCTCGACTTCCATCATCATGTCGCCATATGTCCCGACAGCACCAGTAGCCCTGTTGAACTCAACAAGGGTAGAATCAGTGGCTAATGCAAGCTTTTTTGTTTCTTCAGCAACCTTCAAAAGAGAAGAGCCTATCATATTTGATATCGTAAAGGTTCTCTGCATCGCGTTAAACAAACCCTGCATACCACCTGGCTGGAATAGCATTCCGAATGCGGTGCCCTCAAACCTATCGCTTACACCAAAGAATCTGTCAAATACTTGATCATATTTGGCTGCCGTTTGTGAGATATTTTTATTTAACTCTTCTAGAGACCGAAGTTCTTCCTCGCTCGCCTCGCCTCTCAAGACAGCGAGTCTCATTCTTTCAACTTCTAAATTTAAGGCTGCTTCTTGTTGGTCCCCTATATTTTTGGCAAGTTCTAATTCTTTTTCTGCTGCTTGAAGTCTTTTTTCCATTCTCGAAATGGAGAGATCTTCCTCATCATTAATTTCTTTAATAATTTTAAGATACTCTTCCTTAGTCAAGCCGAGTTCTTCGGCTAATCTAAGTTGTTGTTCTGTTAATTCGACTTCCTCTTCTGTTGCCATTTATGAAAATTCCTATTTAAAAGGCCACTTAATGCCTGTCTGTCTCTCAAAGGCTTTCACTGCCCTTGTTAAAGCAGATTTTGATTTATAGGTTGTTGGATTATCTAGCCCATGCTTCTTTGCTGTCTCGATATATTTCTTTTCGTTACCCAAAGCTCTGGCAAAAGATTCAACATCTCTTTCGCTACCTCTTAGGTAGAAAGGTGTCACCTTGCGACTAAAGCCTGGCTCACGGAACATATAACTAAGCATCAATTTAATTTGACTACCGAACATACCCAAGAAACTTTCGTTCATTTCGTTCTTCTTTAGTTGTTCCAAGTCAATTTCGATTTCAACGATTTGATCTTCGTTTAAGTCTTGCACGACTGCATCTCCTCATTTTATATAATAAATAGTTTTTTATAAAATAAAACCGGAAACGATTTGTTTCCGGGTCTATTTTGATTTTGATGACTTTCTAGCCTTCTCCATCTGTTTCTTTTCATCTTCAAATTGCTTTCCTAGCCTTTGCAAGAACCACCTTCGAATCTGAATTGGAAGATTATATGTTTCTATGAAAGACCAACCACCATGATATTTTAAAGCGAATATTTCTTCATAAACGCTTTCAATATATTTATCACTTAGGCCAAAAAAACTCCGCTGTAAGCGGAACCTCCACCACGTCTTCGTGGAAGCAATGTGAACACTCAAACTTTTGAGACAAGTCAACATTAGGCGAAGCCTTTGCATAAACTGTTCTCAAGTGCCTAGAATCCTTTGCTGGGAGGTTATCAATTAGAGAGTTAATAGTAGCTTGTTCAGTCCTTCCGTTAACGGAAGCAATTGTCATTCTTAATTGGTCAGTTAAAGTCGTATTAACAAGATTCTTATTCTTCTTGTTTTGACTTAACTGAGCCAAGTATTGCTCATCTTTTCCGGTCAACATTCTAAGTTCAACATCAACACCGAAAACTGGCAGTTTTGTGACAAAAGTATTTCTATCTGTCCAAGTTATATTTTCTAATTCATCACCTCCTTTGTTTAGGGATTTTTGACCCAGATCGAAAGTGAATCTAGAGCTTTGTTTGCAAGCTGGACAGACTACTTGGGTTTCATATTCTTCCCCATATCCAGTGGCTCTCGCCGCAATCAAAATAGCATTTCTATCGCCGACAAGAAGATCTTGAACATTGATGCCCTTATCAACGATAACGCTTTGCATAAATCGATCTAATGCTAGACCTTTCTTGAGCAAGGTTTTAGACGAAAGAATATCTTCTTCCTTAGCGGTCATATGTCTAATTTCAATCACACTCTGTCCGTGCAAAGGGTGATTTTCATTATAATGCTTACCTTCTGATGGAAGCTCTACGAACTCTGTTGGAGTTGAGAACGTAAGAGGTCCACCAGTAGCTTGAAAAGCTGGTACTGCATCTGACGACATAGGACCGGAATCTAATCCCAGCCTGTCTTTATTTCTCGACAAATAACACCTCTCGTTGTTGTGTTTTTATAAAATCAGGTAGTTCCTGGCTTGAAGAACTGTTTTCCGTTGAACAAGGAAGCGGCACCGCCAGCCTCAGCAGCATTCGCTGTCTCAAGAACAGCCCAATCATATCTGATTGTTAATGAAATTTCGCTCAAAGCGTCATCTTCATAACTTAAGTCGCCATAGTTGATCCCAGTAATGAATGGATTCCAGAGTGTCCAGGTTTCCATCGCATTTCCATCAGAATCAATTTGCTGAATTGTGACACCATTAAGCGCGTCAACAGCTTTTTGCTTTGAGATTGTCTGAGTATCGTTAACGTTTCTAGGAGGATTATAGCCACTAGCCTGCAAGATAGCAGCCGTTGCAGCGGCAGCATCTGGACTGATTGGGTCAACCAAGGTAACATCAACCGCTTCCCATTCCACTCTTCCAGGATAATAGAACTTATGATTCAAGAAACTGTGGTCAATCTCAGTGATTGTTGGGGATGGTTTTTTAACCGTTTTCGCATACCAAGTGGCACCGTTAGGCATATTGCCTAAGATAACCACAAATCTATATTTTCTTTTCGGATCTTTGCCGCTTGCGTCTGTCCAGAATGCCATGTTGAGTAAACTCCTTCTTTACTTAATTAGTGGAATATTTTTTTTAATCCTCAAAAGATGCGCCAGATCTTGTAATAACAAAGTCAATCGCGATAAACTCGATAGACCGTGCTGGCTTCAAGAAGATCTTAGCATACATAATGTTCTGATCAACCAGGTCTGGTGTTGTGGTTGTCTCGTCCAAGATGACTCTGAATTCTGTCAAGCCTAGTCTAGACTGAACACTGGACAGGAACGGATTTACTTGACTTGTAAATCTTGTCCAGGTTGTTTGAACATTTTGGTCGAACAACAAGCCAGAAGCGATTCTTGAAATCTCCTTCTTGACATAAATCATCAAGCGACGGACATTGATACGATCAAGAGCAGATCTCTGAACTTGCATTGTCTTTTGCCCGAAGACGACGATACCTTCCGATGGGAATGATGCAATTGGGTTAATGTTGGCATCGTACAATTGATCTCTATCCTTGGAAGTCAACTTGTAAGTCAAGTTTGTAACAGGAATACCGGCTGCTCCTTCGGAGAGACCGCCGCGATTAAATCCTGCTGGTGCAAACCACAATTCCGATTTGGCTTCAGAGCCAGCCATTGTACCAAGAGCGACAACAGAAGGCGGAACCCACAAGAGTCTAGAATTGATGGTATCTCTTGCCTGAGCCCATGGGAAATAAGTGCAAGCATATGATGAGTCAATTTGACGTGCTCTGAGAGAAGTAATCGCCTGAGCCGGGGTAGAAATTCTGTTTCTATAAGTGCTTGTATTCTCTGTGAATGGCTGATATACACTCTCAAGGTCAATAATCGCAAGAGCATCTGCTCTGTCTTCGCAAATATCAATCATTTGTTGTGTAAGCTTGGTGTTTGTGAGACCAGGAACAGCCAAGACATTGTATTCAACAAATTCTGGATCTGCGACAGATTGAAGTGCTTGCTTAACTGAGTTGAAAGCGTAGTTTGTGAATTCAGTATCTGAGGAAGACATGCCTGAGTTTCTAAATGGCTCAAGCTCTGTAATGTCTAGTCCATCGAAGCCACCGTACATTGGTGCTGTGAAACTATCATATCCAGCATCCAAAATTGCTGATGCTCCAGCACCCTGTGCTGTTGTAGAGTTTCCTGCTGCACGAGAACCAAACTCGTGATATGCTGTTGCGGATCCAGAAGTGACAACATCATCAAGAGAGAATACCCATGATTCCGTAAGGGTTGTTTGAAGCCCTGTTGGGAAAGACCTAAGATAGTCTGCATATCCTTTTTGGAACTTGATATTTTCATTAGCCAAGTTTTGTGCAGTCGTTGCACCGAAGAAAGAATCTCTCGGATTTGGAATTCCACCGTCGGAAGCAGAAACTCTTGTTGGAACACTTGGGAAGTAAATAGATGCTGTGTGATCTGTGTATCCGCCAGCATTGTATTGGTTTCCTGCTGGAGCCAAGGTATTTGCTGCCGAGCCTGGAGAGCCACTAAGAATAATAGAGTCTGTGCTCTGAAGTGCTGTCTGATCCAAAGAACCAGAAGTAAGACGGATGGCACCTGGACGGTCTGGACCGAAGACACCGAATGGCAAATAAGCTGGGTTTGCCAAGCCTCCGGCAATGTCATCTCTAACCTCTACTCTGACATACTTTGATTGATTTGGGAATTGTCCGTATTCTCTCAATCTGTCTTGAGTTGTATCGAACTCCATGTAAGTGTCA